TTCAGGATCGCAAGCCTCATCAGATGATCCGGCAGCACCTCCGCGAAGACATGCTAAGTCTATAGCATCCCCTAAATGGATGGTAAGTTCAGGCTTAAACCTCTTCTTAAACTCAAGAACCTGACGTAGTAACGCTTGATCTGCAAGATGCCCATGAGAGCACCCTACAGCCATCCATCGTTTCCACTTGCAAGTGATATTCGCCATAACGATTTATTCGTCGTCCTCGTCTTGCTGCTCGTCTTCTTCTTGCTCCTCAATTTCTTGTCCACCACCCATTTCCAGCCAATTCTCAATTTGTTTTTGACGGGCTAAAATGTTACCTTTTCCTGCATTAAAGGTGTCAGTAAATTCAGAGTTTTCCGTTTGAGCAAACAACTGAATAACATCAAAGTGTTCTCCAAGTCCAATTACAACTCGTTCCAAAAAGTCCTCGGGAGATTCACTTGGATGTGGTGCTATCATTTGGTTTTGATGGCTTTATAAAATTTGTAAGCTGTGTATGCAGTTGCTAAAAGTAGCGAGAAAACACGTACTCCCGCTTCAAATTCACTTATAGAAATAGCAACTGCAATTCCATTTACGTATCCCACGCTTAAAATGTCGTCAATATGATTGTTCATTTATTTTGAGCGTGTTTAAGGGCCGATACCGCGTCTATCAACTGCAATTCAAGTGCCTGATACCGAGCTGCCGAGTGCCAGGTCTCAGGGCTTTGCGCTTGGTATGTTTGCCCCTGCTGTAGATGCAACACTCCCAGCGGCGGGCACAACGATGCTTGAGGCACGTGTGAAACGCTGGAGCAGCCTGTCAGCAAGAGCATCATTCCCAACGCTCCTAGCTTCCAATATGGCATTTTCTGTGGCATCGCAGTATTTTTCTATTTCACGAGTCAATTCCCAGTGTGCAGAAATAACTCGCAACTGCAACCACGAATTAAGAGCCTGAAGGAGGAGTAGGAGCACTTGGTTTTTCTCCTAGAAACATTGCTACAGCCCCAGCAATGGCGGCAACAGCATGAATGATAGCTTGGTATTTAGCGTCAGGAATCTGAACACCAGCCATTGCTAGTAGCGCAGATAGTCCGGCGTAAGTTGAAGGCTCCTGAAGTCGTGCGAGTAGTGTTTTCATAAAACTAAGGATTAGGAAATGCTGCTGATGGCGGTGTAAAGTTAGCAGTATACAATGCAGTTCCTTTTGTGACTCTTAAATCATCCATTGTTCCAGTAAATCCAAATTGATTGGATGTTCCAGATCCATCAACTCCAATATTTAATTCATTACAAAGGTACGTTCTAGTGCAAGGTATGCTTTGCTGAAGCACACCTCCAACAAACATTCGTAATGTTCCTGATGCCCTACAAACTGCAATGTGATTCCATTGATTATTTGTGGCACTTCCAGTAAGTAAATTTGCTGAATTATTTTGAAGCCAATTAACTGTTGCTCCACCAACATATAATACGTAAGAAGTAGCAGGTGTAGTTGCTATTCTTCCCGCAATTAAAATCCCTGTTGGAATCGATGGTGCAGTATATGCCCAGCATTCAATGGTAAAATCTTCCGTTGAATTAAAAGCAAACGCAGATAATTCAGACGTTTTTCTTAAGCCAGTAAAAGCTACTCCCAAATAACAAGCACTACCCCACTTTGGATTTACCGTTGTAGTTGTTGGACTTCCAACTGAAGTAAATGAATTATTTAACAATGAACTATCAGCAAATGAACCGTCAAAGTGCATCAATAAAGACACGCCCTTAAATGGCCCTCTTAATCCACCTATTAATGACAGCATAAATTAAATAGTAGCGTCTCCGGCGACAACCCAAGAGTTTGCGGCAATTTTAATTAGAGAAATTACCGCCCATTGACCTGATGTCTTAAGTCCATTCTTGCCAACTACCGAAGTGGTTCCTGGCGTAAAAGCGGAAACAGTAACAACCCCAGCACCAGTTTGAAGCTGCATTAGCAATATCTGTGTGCCAATAGGAAACGCCACAGACGCGTCCGTTGGAATAGTTACTGATATTGCAGCAGCATTACTTAGCGTTATTAAATAACCAGCATCAGCAAGCGCAAGCTGGTATGTTGTGCCAGTCTGTGCGTTGATCTGCGCCTTAGCCGTTGCCACAGGCGAGCGTTCAGCCGCACTGTTTGTAAGGTACATCTGCGTGTTATCCCACTCTACAGAATGAGCAACTGGACTTGTTGCTATTGCGCCTGCCGAAAAAGCAAGCGGGATGTTCCCGCCAGCAGACCCAGCCCAAAGCGTTTGCTTCCCGCTAAAAGTGTTAGCAGACACTGTAGCAGTCGCGGATCTGTTAAAAATGGTTGCAGTCGAAAGAGGCGTCTGCCCAACAACAATATCAGTGGCTGCTGGAGACAATGGATAAATTGCTGAAATAATTCCTTGAGAGGTAGTTCCGCGCAACATACCAACATAAACTGGAGCGGTAATTCCTGTGAACCATGATGGACGCTGAAAAACAGGGGTAACTCCAACTGCGCCAGCAACCGTACACGTCCACGGCCCACTCATTATGGTGCTGGTTTGAGCGTTCAGCAAAACAACATCTCCAGCCAAAACGGTATATCCCTCAACCACTAAGACTCCAGTAGTGGCATATGTAAACTGCGTAGCCGTGTTGTTGTAAACTATTAAGCTTGTTGGAGTTGCCTGGGTGGTTGTGGAATTGGATAAAGTAACCGTTTGAAAATTTACTATTGCAGTTATTGAAACACCAAGTAACCCAGTAGTTCCAAAGCACATGCCAACAGTCATTGTGCTAGTTGTTCCAGTGGTGAGTGTCAATGTGCTACCTGTCCATGTTCCTGCGTAAGTCCCTGACAGGAGCGTTGGGGTTAAGTTAGGCAAAGAGCGAACCGTTACATAGTGCAGCGGCACTCCAAGATTTAACAACGCAGTGCCTGCGTCAATTGCTCCAGTTCCACCAAGGCTTATCGCAAGAGGAGCAGCAGTCGTTAATGCTGCTTGCGCCCCAAGATTAGTCAATGCACCAACCGCAGATGTAGTGCCCGTGCCTCCGGCGGTTAACGCTAATGGGGCGGCAGTCGTTAAAACTGCCTGTGCTCCAAGATTGGTTAATGCGGCAGCTTGGGATGTCGATCCAGTGCCACCATAAACAACCCCTAGCGTGCCTGCGGTAACATCCGCAAGACTCATGGGCTGAAGGCTTACATTTGTACCATCAGAACGAAAATGATACCCTGATGTCTGAGTGCCAGAAATTGCATTTAATGCAGCTTGTTGCGAGGTTGCTCCAGTGCCGCCACTAGCAACTCCTAAAGTACCTGCAAGCGTTACTGCACCAGTTGTATTGGTGCTGGGCGTTAAGCCTGTAAGAGACGTGTTAAACGAACTTACACCAGCCGCAGCAGCAGCAAATTGGGTGAATGCAATGTTAGTAACTCCAAAGTAGATTGGGGCAGGGGTCTGTTGTACCCAAGCCGTATTAGCCAACGTGCTGCTAAGAATTAAAATAAAGTCACCCGCTTGAACTTCATTGGTTCCAGAGCCGCTTGTGTCGTAATCTGCTGCGCGTGTCAAGATGTACGGAACAGTAGAACCATCACCTTGCTGCGTGACGTTGTATACTCCGTTCTGAAATGCGCTTGTCTGATTTTTTACTAAGACACGTTTTCCAACAGCAACGGTAACTCCATCAACTTGAAGCGCAATATTAGTTTGGCCAGTTAGCGTTGCATTAACACCAACACCAGCACCGCCAGGCTGATTGTATGTTGCTGTAGGCGATAATGCAGCTAATGTGCCGTAGTCACAAGCGTCATGGAAGTTAATGCCAGATCCAATGGAATCAGCATACGCCTTATTTACAAGGTCAGTAACTCCTGACGGCGTAGTTGATATAGTTCCGATAGTTAATGTTACAGAAGTAAGATCCGTGTTAGCCCCAGAAGCTGCCACTCCACTTAGTTTTGCAATTGGTAATGTGGGAATGTCATCAGAAGTCAACGCTCCAAGAACAACATTTGCGCCATTGCCTTTGAGCACCTGATTGGCCGTTACTGCTCCTGCAATGGCATTTAATGCCGCCTGCTGACTTGTTTGACCAGTTCCACCTTGCGCTATTGTTACAGCTTGAGCGGTAGATAATGCGCCAAGCGAAGCTGCTGTAATGGCGTTGAGTTGCGTTGTGGTTGCGTAGTTGCCACGCTCGCTAGTTGCCATTGCCCCAATGGAAGCGGGAGTAATAGCAGCTAGCTGTGCTGTCGTAGCTAGACTTCCAAGCTGAGTAGTAGGAATGTAATTTGCCCTCTCACTAGTTGCCATAGCAGCCAGTGCTATAAGAGCCGCTGCCTGACTTGTCGCCCCAGTTCCACCTCGATTTATGGCAACTGCATCACCATTCCATGTTGCATTAGTAATTGAGCCTGAATAGTCAAAAGTATTAGTGCTCCAAGATACGTTTGCTGGAGTTTGGTCGTGCCTGTCCCAAGATCCTGCTGCTGTTGCATTTGATAGCAGCACAACAGTTGTATATCCACCTGAAGGAACAGAGACAACCAACGTATTAGAGTTGTTGTTTACGCTAATTGCTCCACTTGACTGGTTATTGTTAAACGAGAAAATAGTGCCATTTGTTAGCGTAGTAGCATCAGGAAGCTTGATGACTTGACCGCCGGAACCAGTCACCAAACTAACAGGAGCAGAGGCAACAGTTAAAACAACCGGAGTTCCCGAAGCGGTAATGCTTGCAAGGTTATTAAAAAAAGCGTTTGCCGTGATGTTGTTGTTAGCATCCTTGATGCTGGCAAGGATTTGAGCACGAGTGGCAGTCTTTGTAACAAGACTCTGATCCATCACAAAGATGTCAGCGTCATTTACGCTTGTTGCCGTTGGCAGTGCGGAGATTTTGATGTCGGCCATAAAATTAAACTTTAACTACAAGATGGATAATATGGCAGCATTATTCTACAACAATACGCTGGCCAAGTTCAGTATTAAGATATGCAGATGCCTCAGTTAATAACATGGCCGTTGCAGATACTGGAGCTACATTTGGTTTTTTGCTAAACTTAAATGTCTGATCTCCATTTGCATGAACCTGTATTCTTGAAAAGCTTTTCAAGTACGCCGGATTGCTATTCACATTACGTCTGCGCAAGAATTTCGTGATCATGCTAGTAAGTGTACACCATGTTCATCTTTTGTACTTGGCCTTGTTGACGCACAAGCACATCAATTTGTTGCTGCAATGCCATTTCAGCAGTGCCATCCAGAACTCCGGCCTCTTCTGCTCGTCCTTCAGAACGCAAGAAATCAGCGGATATGCCATTGATTAAATAATCCTTAAACCTATATGGAAGTGATATCATCTTCCAATAAGTGCTTACTTCTGCTGGCCTAACACCCAAGGTATGCGGCACATTCTGTACGGCTATCCAGAAGTTTCCACGCACCGCATTTGTCAGCACCGTTGGATTATATGCTCCACTATTCTGAGCAGTGTCATAGTAGACTTGAGATCCGGCAATATAATCTGAGTACTCAGAAAACTTTGACCCAAACAAACTGGGGCACGTTTGGCGATACCTGATGAACTTCTGTTTATCAGTAAGGAATCTTAAGTAAGAAAACTCTTGCTGCCAAATTTCATTATAAGTCCCATCGTTTCTATCAGAAAAGTCTTCAACTAAAAATGATTCATTAGCAAAGCGAGTACTAGATTCAGGATTACTGCTAGAAGCTTCAAGAACTTGAAGTGCATCTACTCCAATTTGAACAAGTAAATTCCTATTAGATGCAAATACCACCGTAGTAGTTAATGGCGCATTTACCCCTGGATATGTGGCTGGATATTCTGCTGTGCCATCTGTAATTGCAACGTCAATATACTGAATATACGCTCCAAATGTATCAGTTAAAGTTGAGTAATTAAAAGTGTATTGCTTTTCTGATACGGCAACTCTAGTTCCATCAGATTTTAATATATAAAATGGATTTATAAAGCTTACGTTTGTTTGCGATATTGTATTTTTCTTGTAAGCATCACCTTCAAAATTGGCAATGTATACACGAGGAAAGTTTACGTCTAAATAAACTCTCAAGTTTTTTTCACCAACGCTAATTGGAGAAATAGACTGAACGGGATTTCCTACCCATGTTGAAAGCCTGCGCTCTGTATCAGGCCACTCCTCGCGATCCCATATTGCGCCAAGCCTACGAGAACACATGTCTCGTACAGCCGCAAACGACTTGTCATTTAGCGTGTTGCGATCAAGGCCAACAAGTTGGCATACTTGACCTAATATATCACTAAATGGGACTGTTTTCATGCGTGATTACTTGCCTGTAGGAGTCCAGCCAACATGGATTTCCTTAGTGCCACCACTATTAACACGAAGTTCTGGATTGTCACGAAGAAACTCATCCATAAATTGTTGGTCATTCCAACAAGCATATCCCAGTTTTTGTCCCCAAAAGTGGAATGCAGTAACAGGAATACGTGCGGTTAATTGACCAAGACCTTCAACAGATTTGTGTCTGATTGTGTTTGTCTTAGCAATTTTTTTTGCTTCAACACGAGCATCAATTTGGTTTTTTAACCATCCTGTGCGTAGTTCAGTTTCAACTTGTTTTGCCAACTCTCCGTCTATTTCAATCATAAAATGGTTGCGGAGGCTGGAATCGAACCAGCGACATCTTGATTATGAGCCAAGCGATCTACCACTGAGCTACTCCGCGATTAAAAAGTGTGCGTGTCTCTCCACGCTTGTCACGCCCATTGACTCTTGGCGGCGTTCCCGATCTAGCGTCCTAGAATGATGCCGTCTCTCCGGCTGTCACACCACTTTTAGAAGCGCAACCGCAATCACGCACTGGCAGGTGTCGCTCAGAAGGCTTAAGCAGCAGTAAAGGTAAACTTGCCAAGACCCTTAGGGTTCCCGACAACCAAACCTGCAACAGCTTCAACCAACCGACGGGGGCCAGCACCAGCGTCAGGAAGCGCAGTGACTTGAGCCACGTTGCCGCCGTAGCGGATTTCAATCTGGCTCATATCAAGAACCAAACCAAGCCATCCCTGCGTTGTAAACAACCCCGTAGAAGGGCTATTGATTGCGCCAAGGAACGTGGTGGGATGCAAACGCACTGTGCCAAAGTCTCCCTGAAATACATCCATAGACTGGATGTAAGTGTCGGCAGATGCTTCGCGCATAAACGTCTGAACCTTAGTAGCACCAACACCAGTAACGCCAACAGTGGACGTTGTGGTCAAAGACGTTGTACCAAGCAGCCCAGTAAACGCACGCTTGAGGTCTGTGCCAACGATACAATCAAACGATTTGTACTGACCAGTGATGTCAAAAATTGACTTCAACAAGCTCTGTACAAGCGTATCTGTAAGGTTAGCAGCAGCACTACCACTACCCTGACGCGAGGTAGAAGGAGTGGTAAGATCAAGAGTGCCATCAACCAAGCTAGGAAGCCCAGTTCCAACGCTTGCATCGCCGTTAGTCCATTTCTGGATACCGCAAGTCAAGTAAGGAATGGTTCCGTTGTCTGCTTGACCAGACTGGATGGATGTCATGGTCACTTCCATGTCACGCTTAAGGCCAATGATAGCCTTAGATACGTTGTCTGAAAGAGAATCACGAACACCAGCAACATCAGCCAAATCTTGAGACAACTTAGAAACACCAGTGGCACGACGGAAGATTTGTCCGTAGTTACCAAGCTGTTTGCGGTACTCAACAACATAGTTGCTGATACCAGTCACCAGATTAACATCAGTTCCGTCAACAGTCCCGCCAACTTGAGGTTGGGGATTGGTGTCTGCCTGCCACTGAAACAACATATTACCCGGCTTTGAGCCTTTACGTGCCATTGAGACAAAAGGCGTATCGCGGGCATCAACAAGAGCGATCATGTCCGCGAGTTCTTCGCGTTTACCACGACCAGACAAATTAGGTTCGGTTAGAATAGCCATAAAATAAATAAGTGAGAGATGAACTGAAGGGTTATACAAACCCCATTGCTTTAACTAGGTCACTCAACCCCTTAGGATCAGAAGAATCTTTTGCAAACTTCTGACGAGCTTTGACTAAATCACTTTGAGATGCTTGTGTCGGAACCGCCTTTACAGATGGCTGTACGGGAGCACGTTTGATAGGTGCAATGGGTGCTTTCTTTTTAGTCTGCATATCTGCATACGCTTTAGCACCTAAGACAACCAATCCAGCAACGTGTTTCCAGTCTGCTCTACGCTTTTTTAGCTCTGGGAACTCACGCAAAACCTGTTGAGCAACTTGGTACTCTTCAGTTTCTGGTTTATTCCACCAAGGAAAGTTAGTGCTAATCTCAGCTTCTGCCGCTTGTTCTTGCTGCAAAAACTGCATCCTAGCAGGTAACTCTAACTCCTTTCGCATCATCGCCGCTCTTTTCATGGCGCGAACTTCAGTATCGGATAGCTCTGTCTGCCCATCTGGGAGAACACCGCCATTGATATTGTCTTCGCACCACATCAAAACATTTAACGCCCGCCTATATTCATCTTCAACCTTTTTAGTGGTATCTAATGTTTCAACGTATTCGTCAAATGTCACATTTGCAGAAGGGACAGAGGATTTTGCTTCCTCAAGTTCTCTTTGCAACTTGGAGACAGTTGATTTTTGCGAGTCTAATTCAGCTTGAGCGGCCTTTTTCGCAGCAACTAATTTGTTAATGCGTTTTTGGACACCCCTACTCAAAGAACTGTCATCAACCTCAGATTGATCGGAATCATCATCAGACAGATCGCTTTCTTCTGAAGAAGAAGCGGGATCTTCAGATTCTTCCATTTGCTCCACTAAAGTGGGAGCAGACTGTTCCTCCTCGTTAAGGAAGCTACCAAGTAGTCCTTTCAGACTGTCTTGATCTAAAATGCCGAGTTTTGCAACGGGATTAACTTCTGCCTCCTGACCCGCAGAATCAGGCTGTACATTATCTTCATTCATGGATTTAAGGTTCCAAGATCCTTATTTATTTCATCCCAGTAACGCTGGAAAGTCCGTTGTTGGTTTTTTACCAAATTTTATTCTTCAGTCAAGCCATTTAATTTTCTAGCTTCTTGTCTTAATGAAATTAGCAATGAGTAAATCATGTTTACTCCATCAGCTTGGCCGCAAGCATGAATGCGATCTTCACCCTTTGAGTTTATGCTAACAGCTTGCATCCAAAGAGTTTCTTGTGTTTGTTGGATAACAGAAAGTATTTCATCCCAAATAGGATTTGTTCCAATAAATCCAAATGCATTTCTTTGATCTTGTGTCATTTTTACATTTGCTGTTGAACTGGAGTAACTCCAATACGACCAACTTGAGCATTTTGTTGCTGCATTACAGACATCTGCAAGCTTTTAACATAATTTTGAAATAACGCTTGGAAGTTTTCATCATTCTGTAGTGCTCCTTGAGCTTTAGGATTTGATTGAATGACTTGCTGGGCGTACTGAAGTTTTGTCTGAGCGGTTGGATCATTCTCTTGATACAACGCTTCGTTACCAAGCAGCATCATACCAATGTCTGTTTGAACATCCTTAAACATCTTCTGAGATGCCTGTGCTTGATTCATAATCAACTCTCCAGCCATTTCGGGAGCAATTGCCTGGATCATCATCTCTGTAAGCCTGTTGCGATTTAAGACACCGCCACTATCAAGCTGAGAAATTTTAGTAAGGAAGTCAATTTTTTGAGCCACGTACTCTTTGTCCATGTTCATCACATCAAAACGAACATTGAGATCAAATTCGTTGTGGATTTCAGACAAGTTTTGAGGAAGCGTCCCGCCAGTAATGCGTTGAATTTCCTGTGCCGGCATATACTGACAACACAAAGAAAACATTTGTCTGAAAACTGTTCTCCAAGTCATTAGCCATGAGTTGACTAAAGTCTGTTGCGCCATCTGAGTTCTAGCTGGTGGAACTAAGGCGTTTACAGTGCCAAAATAAGCTGCATGACTTGCTTCAACACGGGCAATTAAATTAAATGCCGTACTTGGTTCACGGGCAGGAGGTTCCATGAACGTGTAATCATTTTGATTAGTAACAGGCAACGCAATACCCGGCCCTACCTTATTGATTGCACCAATACGCTTTACAACTTTAATTGGAGGTAACGTAGAAAATGCAGTGTAATCACGGATTGAATCATGTTGCGCCTTGATTTCATCCTGATCTGTGGATGCCAACTCTGGAATACCACGAGTATCCACAACAGCGCGACGAAGTTGTTCACGCCGAAACTCTACAAACGGATACTCGCCATGTGCGTAATCAAGTCGTTCGTGAATTGCATAAGAAGAGGAGTCTTCAAACCTGTTGGAAGTTGCTTGAGGGCAAATTACAGTGTAAAAAATGGCAGGAGCATCGCCATCCATGCTCTTAGTGTAGCAATACACTATTTCAACCATATTGCTGTAGTTTAACCCATTGTAAACCAACATATTAGTTGTTGGTAATAAGTTAATATTGTACAGAGAACTATTTTTGCCAATTTGTTGAAGCGCACGCTCAACCCAATCTGGATTCCAGTTCTCGGTAGTAATCTTTTCGCGCAGTTCAACTTCAGACATCCAAGTCCTGCGAAAGATTACCCTTGCACGCTGAAGATCAGCCGCCTCAGGAGGAAAAACAATTTCATCCCAAGGTTTAAGAGCAACAATTTCAGGTAAATTCCTACTTACATACTCTTCAGAATAGGTTGTCTGACCAGTTGTTGCTAACTCAGCAACCATACGCAAAGACTCTTTAGCATCTACCCCAGACACAGCCATTTGAATCATTCCAGCAGCCTGTTCTGGTGCTGTCATAATCATGTTTGGAAGATCCATTAGTTCTGGAACTCCAGACTGCTGGGCAATCTGTATCACTTGATCCATTGTAATAAACTGAGTGCGTTTGGAAATGTGCTGTTGCCAGCCTATAAAGAACGCAGTCCATCCATACTGGAGGGCATATTGTGCCGCTAATTCAGCTTCTTTACGCAATTGTTGGGGCATTTTAGAGTCACGCACCCAACGAAGCAATGTAGTCGCAATTGAGCTTATAGCGGAATCACTTAACTCATTTGGGTTTGCCCTAATGTCACACCTTTCAAAAGCAGCACAAAGCAACGATGTAAGCTCATTGCAAGTAGAATCAATAATACGATTCCGAACGTCAGAAGCACCTTCAAAAGGCCAAGCAGGACTACCTTCAGGTCGAGATTCACTGTGTTTCTTGCCGTCATCTGTTTGTCCTGACCATCTAGCAAATCGAATGTTATCAAACTTGGTAACTAGATTCCCCTGAGAAGAGTTTACCATTGCGCGATTGTATTCGCCCATCAAGTCTCCAATGTTTGGAACTGAAGACGCAATCGCTAAAGAATCTGTCTTAGAATTGGGCATAAAGATTTTTTAATAACTGCCACATTTTACCATAGATTGCCACTGCTTTTTCCATTTATCACTGTTTGTGTGCTTTGGTTGCATCACAACAAGGTATCCTAAAGCATCAATAGGATCTTTACTAGCACCTTTTTGCCCGTCTGCTCCTGTCCATTCCCTAAGCGAGTAAATTAAATTATGGCACTCAGCATGAACCATCAATCGAGGATGATTTGTCTGACTATCAAGTGGTTTTTCTCTGTCATAGCATAGCAAATCGTTTAAAATTAAAACTCGTTCATCAACTGTAACCGAAACACTAGGCAAAAAGTGCAGGGGATCTGTAGCATCAGCAAGTAAATCCAACAGAGTAATTCCACCTTCTTTACTTGTAGTTTCTGTTCCAGCAGACCTTGGATCAATGTATCGCTCGGCAATTTCTTCCCTTTTGTCTTTGTCTGTCTCAAGATGCCAGATCATCTCGGTATATTCATTCACACCTCGACCAGCCCCTTGACGTTGTGCTGGCCCAGCTTTGCCATCCGCTTTCTCACTAGGGATAGCCCATTCCCCATAACTAGCATCGGGGAACTCTCTGTACACCCAAATAGTACCATGTTCATCCACTCTTGCCCACAGCATAAACCAATTTCGTGCGCCCGCTGGATCAACAACCATGTAGTTAGTGCCATCTGCAACTAACTCAGTAACTGGTTGCTCAAAGATATTTACCTCTCCAAACATCGGGAACTGACTTCCTGCTGTCTGCTCTGCCCAGCCATAAGCACGAATCTTGATGTCATGCGTGCTTCTTGTCTTAAGCGTTTGCTTCATGCGTTCCCAATTGTTGTAGGGATTCAACTTTGAATGAAACCAAATGCACCCATGCTTGCCGTACACGCTTTCAGATGTATAAGGCATATTCCCTTTAGGAACACCAATGACATTGTTGTTTGGTAACAACTCAGCTTCTTTCCAACTGGTAATTTTGCTGGTTGAAATAAATTCCTTAACTGTCTGGGTATATCCAAGGATGGGGGTAAACGTCACCAGCAACTTGCCGTTTCGAGTAATAAGTCGATACCGCAACGTCTCAAGCCAGTCAGCAGGAACCAACTCATCGCACCAGACAAAATCTACCTCACCACCTTCCACCACTTTAATGTCTTGGCTATAGTTCAAGAACCAAATCTGATTCTTGTTGTAGACAGCAGTGTTGTCTGAAAATCCGTTCTTCTGAGTCCAAGCCACTTGAATCTGGTGACTGCGTTTAGCTTCTTTAAGTTCTGTAGGTAGGTATTTATGGAAAACATTCTGCTGCATACTAACACTCGTCATGTGTGTCGTATGTAAACACCAAATGTTTAAGCCTCTTTTTTTTGACTTTTCTTTTAACCAGTCAGGCATCAAACCATCGGTGTCTTGCCCTACAAAAGCTTGTGCTATCCTCTTAGCAGCATACTCAGTCTTTCCTGCTCGGTTGCCTCCAAGTATCAAAAGCTCGTTGTGCTTGTTTAGCAACCCGTCTGCATCAGGCCAAGCTTCAAGCTCTGTCCCGTACCTGTAGGGGTCTTCCTGCTCTGCTCTAATGCGTTGCTCTCGCATCAAGAACATTCGCATAGTCTCCTGTACCCCAACCTTTGCAATCATCCTCTGCCGTTGTGCCTCATTGGGCATCGGCATGATAGGATGCTCCTGCAACGGAAACTTCAAAATCCTAGCAACTAGTCGAGCTTCCTCGGAGGGATATAATTTTTTTTCTTCCAAGGTGGTTGACATAATTTTAGGGGTGATCTACTTTAAACACGCAGGTCAGTACATGATCTGCCGTGTACGCACTGAGATAGCACCTGAAAGATGGACTCACTGCCGAAGACATAGTTCCAACTATTCCTCTAGGGTTGGATTAAAAAGTGCAGGTGTTCAAGAACTTGCAAGTACTACACAGTTGTCCACGATAGAGACTAAGACTTGGCTGAACGGGTAGCTATGGGTCAATACTGTGGATGCGAAACGACGACGATACTTTATATGGAGTAAGTCCCTCAGAGCAAGTACACTCCCAAGATAAGCAGTAATGCTGAGTCTTGGGGGTACTCTGCTCACTCGGAACTCCTCATTACTGGAGTAACTACTTCTTCTTAGCAGTCTTAACTATTAGTTGCAATTCCATCTCTTTAAACTAGCTGCCTTACGTGTTGGGTTACCTTTAGCATCCTTCATCGGCCCAGCCATGCCACTCATCCTAGCACAGAAAGACTTCTTTCTAGCTGCATCCTTAGCTGTCTTAGGATGAGGTGCAGGAGCTTTAAGATTACTGCCAGTTGCAGCATTATACTTTGCTCGACCTTTAGCAGTTAATCCTGCTCCTTGAGATACAGGCAATTTCTCGCCTTTCTTTACTGATAAGTTTACCTGTTTCTTTGCCATATCAAATTCTTACAAGACTCGGGTTAGGTTCGGTGCGCTTCAAAAATAACTCTCCATTCAACACTCTAATAATCTGACCCACCTTTAGGCTACTTCCCTTTGACCCTGCCCAAATCTTACCCATGTCAGTCTCAATCCAACGATTGTTTACATGGATGCGCCTCACCTTACAAGTCTTCACTCCATGTCCACCAGTCTGAGGATTGTGTTCAATTTCTTTACACTCCTCATCTACACTTGGCACTTGTAAGTCACTTGGCACTTGCAAGTCCTCAACAACACTTGTGTCAAGTATGTCAGATCGGAACACTCGCTTGAAAGATGTGAAGCACTTGCGTTCCACATAATCTTCTCCCTCACGATACAAGTCGATGCTGTACTTGTCTCCATCTCGATTCTTAACGTCAATTTCAGGTACTGTAAATTTAATGGACATAGGTGTGTTCAATTTCTATACACATTCCTACGGCAAATTTTGCTGGTAGGCAAGTCTTGTAGTGCAAAAATTTTTCAGGTGGGTGGTTGCATTGCAATTTTCATATAGGGTCGGCCCTTCGACCCCCTCCCCCGCTCTCTGTCTGGCTTGACTTGTCTGAGTGTCTTAGCCTCGCTTGTCTGAGCTTGTCCGGATTGCTGGCATGGCATGGCTTGCATGGAGAGCAGGGGGAGCAGGGGAGCAAAGCAGGGGAGAGGCTAAGACAAGGGGGGCGTGTCTGATTGGGAGCAGCTTGCATGAGGCTAGACGCTGAGGCCGTGGACGCATCCCCAGACACTGAATGTCCTACCCTCTCAGTCAGCCTGTGTCCCACCCTACCTATGCCATGCCATGTCCTACCCTGTACGTCATGCTATGTCTGACCCCTGCACACCTGGCTTTCATGCATTCCATGCCATAATTCTCATACTCTCAAGAAAATGCGCTTGTAAGCTATAGCTGAGACAATCAAACTCCCATTAAGCATCCTTTATGCTCATTCTAGATGGGGAAAAAGAAAGTGAGAAAATAATGAAGAGAGACGTTGACGATTGCTAGTGTGCTACCCTATATTGAAGGCTCAGTGTCATATTAAATCCTAAAACAAACAATAAAGCCATGAACACAAACAACGTACACGTGCAGAACGATATCACCTATACTCGTCTTGAGCCTCTTAGAGGCTTAGACGCTCGCAAAGCTGGTCGCCAATGGCTTAAGCTCAAGGGAGTTGCAAGCGTGACAGTAGACTCTCTTCAAATGTCTGAGCTGAATGCCATATGGCTAGACCTATCGGATGCTCTTCTCTCAGACATACTTGCAGGGAAGCTGCCAAACTCCCAAGCGGTACAAGCTCAAGAGGCGCGCGCAGAGGCTGAAGAAAAGCCTAAGGCTAAACGTAGCAACAATAATGAAGGCGTAGATGTAGATGATGCTATGACGATTCTAAGCATCTTAAACAAAGCCAAAGGGGGAAAAGCTGAGCTTGATGAGGCTAAAGTGATCGAACTAATCAAGCTGCACTCGCAGGCTCAGCCTGTCAGAGTTGAGTACAAGGATCGGCACTCAGGGGAGCACAAACAAGCATTGGCGCATAAGACGTTCGCGAAGCTTTTGAAAGCTGTGAGCTCAGGTGACAACGTTTGGCTTGTTGGCCCTGCAGGGACTGGGAAGACGACTGCAGCGGAGCAGGTTGCTACTGTCCTAGGTCTTGAGTTTCACTTCAATGGTGCTCTAGACTCTGAGCACAAGCTACTCGGATTCATCGACGCTCAGGGGAGAATCGTTTCACGCCCTTTTCGCAAGGCATGGACGGAAGGGGGAGTATATCTATTTGACGAAGTTGACGCCTCTTTGCCTCAGGCTTTGCTAGCCTTCAATGCTGCGCTTGCCAATGGAATCGTGGACTTTCCAGACGGGGCGGTGCGTAAGCATCCAAACTTCGTTTGTATCGCTGGCGCAAACACGATTGGGCAAGGCGCAACCGCTGAGTATAATGGGCGATACAAGCCAGACGCCGCCTTTGTCGATAGGTTTTGCATGATACGTTGGGACGTAGATGAATTGCTGGAACGCACCTTAGCACTAGGTAGAATCGAGGATAAGACGCTCGGCAACCAATGGGTGGACCTAGTGCAGAAGGTGCGTTCACGCATCGCCTCAGAAGGTAGCGTGAAGCACGTAGTGTCGCCTCGCGCTTCAATCGGGGGATGTGCCTTGCTTCATGCTGGCCTCACTTGGGAAGAGGCGATTGAAAGCAGGCTCAGGAAAGGCTTAGACCAAGCTGTCTGGGATAGGGTCAGCAAGTAGTCAGACATTCAGACATTAAGACAAAGATCATGGAACACTATAAGCGTGATTCTTTTCGGTACGTCTGGGACTCCCCAGACGCTTTCCTTGCTGACGTTTTAGCAGTCTCTGCTCCTTCCAAGCGACATGATGCGGGTTGGGTGGGGGAGTCATACGCTCAGACGCTTGAGCGTACGAAGTATGGCAATCTCAGCCTAATCCCAAAAGCTGAGGCTTTGCTTTCGCAAGTAGAAGCTGAGCTAGACAACGAGTTCCCCGACTGGACGTATCAAGTGGCAGGCTCATACCCAGACATTCCCGCCTTTCTGTCTGGTGACCCTGAATGTATGAGAGCGAGGATAGTACGACCTAACGAAAAGGCTCCTGTCAGGGTCTTTGTCTGTACTACGTCTAGTGCAGGAATCTCAGCGGACATTCTTCTCAAGCGTGGCATAGTCGCATTGGCCTTAGTGATGCAACTTGTGAAGCAAGGCAGGCCAATAGAGCTTTGGACGTATACGAAGCTTGATGGGAATGCCAAGCATGATGGTTCAACCTGTCTTATGGTGCGTATGCCCACTGCTCCTGTAGATATGGCACGCATCGCACACTGTTTAAGCGCGTGCTCGTTTGATCGAACCTTAGCGATGAGTTTTGGCTACGCTAAGACAGGCTTCTGTGGGGGATGGTCTTCTCAGCAAGACGCTCGCAAACTAGTCAACGCTAGCCCCTCAGATATTGTCTTAGGAGAAGCACACTACACGGATGAGCTAATCACTCAGCCTGTTAAATGGATTCAGAAGCAGCTTGCTAAGCTTAACGAGTAGACTGACTGGCTGTCTGGCCTTTCTCCGAAAGGGGAGAGGCTAGCGGGCTGATCAGACAAGACAGCACAACAAAACCTAAGACAAACAAAAGTATGATACCACAAGCACCACAAGCACCGCAGAACCTAGTCAGTATAATCGTTTCGTACAGAACGGGCAAGGCATCACGGGTAAAGCTGACGTTTCCTCTCAAAGGGAAAAGCAGATTCATTCCCTACGACCATGAATTCGACTCGTGCGAAGAGATGGCTTTTAATTATCTGAGTAAAGCAGGCGCAATACCACTAGCAAGGACGTGCCTAGCTAAGGGGAATGACGTTGCGTTATTGTTCCCCTTCACCTGCTTTGATGCCTTAGCCTTGGCAATCTGTAAGCGATAGATTCTTCCCATACTGCTTCTCCTATAAAGGGGAAGCAGTAGGGAGCAATCACGCTCCGTTTACACTAAATAAAAACATGAATAAAATAACGTTGCATAAAAATGGAAACATCACTTGGTTTTCGATTATCTGCCAACAGTGGCGAACGAATCGCGTAGTCTCTTCAAGAGAGCTTGCTACTATGAAAAACAATGAACGCTTTCGCATAATACGCCATATGGAAAAACACGTTGGGAATTGGTAACCTAAGACAATAAGACAATGAAAACACTAATCATAATCGCAGTATGTTGCATGGCTTTGTTCATGCTAGATGGAATGTTGTTGCGTTTCGCTCACCTTTCCTTTATAGAATGCATGAGTATTCTTGGTTGTGCTATACTAGCCTTAATGGTATGGGCGACAGCAATGGATATCTACATTAACCGAAAATAAATCAGACAAATAAGACAAAATGAAAATCACAATCGCAATCGAACTAAATGAACCCAAGAATGAAAAAGACGTTCGGACGTTGGCGGCAATCTTAAGTGGGCAGGGGAAGTTTGAATTGGGTGATGTATGCGTTACGCGGGGCATCACCGAAAACTTTACAGAGGGTTTCGTGATCCTGTGCATCACTCGCCACACCCTAGGCGACTGGGGTGATTTGGATGAAGAGGACAAGGAAAGTAACAACCTTGCGTTAATCGGTGAAGAAAGAATCTTTTCGGTGTACGAGTCAACGGAAAGAAAGAAGCTTTATGTAATCACCGAACGGGACAGGAAGCTTACCACAATCCTTCTTCCTGAGGAGTATTAAACGGCTTGCCTCGCTGTCATCCCCTTGTCTTAACGCAGGGGGATGCAAGCGGAATAAACCGCATCCAACCAAACCAAACCGATGAATAAATTCGACAACAATACCAAAAACAAACTCGACAAAATATTGTCTGAAATTAACAAGACAACTGGATCACCTGAACTCCCTTGGACAACCTCTGAGGGTAAAGCAACTCCAAACAAGGGGAACTTTCACTATGACTTCAGCCCCAAAAAAGGATACTCGGTTTACCGATTTGGCGAAAGCAAAGGCGATGGGTTTGAAGTGAGTGAACCCATCTTTAAGGGACGTGCTACGATTGCCACAGCAATTGCCGCATCACAAGCATTCCTTAATGCTCTCCTGTTTAAAAAGTAAGACAACCAGACAACAGAAAGCCCACCCCGTTTTGTCAGGGTGGGCTTTTTTGTGTCCTAATATCTCAACTTAAATAATCGTCGTGAGCTTCGATTATTTCCTGTCTGATATTGTCTGGACAACCAAACAGCTTTACTTCTCTCCAATCTTGGGACGGATGCTTCTCACCAACCAGCGTTGCATTGACTGCGCCTCTCTTGTCTCGCGAGACAATCACGCAACCAATCCGATCAACCCGCGCATCATACCCGTGTTTTTTGTAGATGACTTTCATGTTTAAAAGTGGTCGTCGGTTTCGCTTGTCTTAAGGTTGAAGATTCCTGCAAGCTCTGGGTTCTCTGCCATAATATGTCTCGCGTAAGGTGCTGTAAGCGAGTTGCTTATCTTGAACTCATCCACTCGATTTGTCTCAACATTTGTCCGCCATCTCAGCACCTCAAACAGCATCTTAATTGAACACTGTTTTGTTCCGTGTTTTGATGCTTTGCGAGCCATGTCTAATAAAGCTTCGTAAACGTGGGGGTTCTTTTCATGGAACAGTTGAAAGTGTTCAATGATTGTCAGCTTTTTTTTGCGTGAATTGAATGTGAATTCGTCTTGTGTCATATGTCTATTGTTTTTTGTTCTTCCGATTCTCCCATGTATTCTAGGAATTGCCTTTGAATGTCTGAAGCGTGAAGGTGCAAATGGTTCACCTGTACCTCTGGCATTTTTACCGCTTCCATTTGGCTCAACGCTTCGATGCTCTTGGATAGAGCAAGCGTTGCATCCCGTGCGTTCATCTCTGGAATTAACTCCACCACTTTGTCGGCAGATAAGTCAGCGACATTCTGAAGCTTCCTGCGAATGTTTACCTTGAACATGGCATTCGCAAACTGAGTGTCCGTATCAAGCGCACGAAGTTTAACATCACCAACCACTGTCTTACTGAGGTTGAGTTTCTCGGCAATCGCCGTGATCGTGTTCCCTGCACAGTACAAATCTAAAATTTGTTTTCGTTGCTCTTCTGACACTGAAGCCCAATCACCTTTGCCATTGATCTTTTCAATGTGCCCACATCCTTCAACGTGATCCTCGATCCTGACCCCAGACAAGCCGGCAAGTTGCCTTGCTTTTGTCTCAGGTGATTTGTACCGCTTTTGTTTTTTGGGTTTTTCACTCATGGTGGTTTAAAAATGATGCCGTGCGTCCGTTAAATCTTAGCGTTGTATGGACTCCACAAGGGCCATTTCGCTGGTAAGGTATCACAATAGTTCTGTTCTCGGAGTTCTCTTTCCCCTCTTCCATCTTGATCGTGATGATGGCCGTTGCGTCCTGTTGAATTGACCGACTCTCACGAGACTTGCCCTGTTCATTTAGCTGAGTGATCGAAATCACCAGACAGTTTAGCTCAAGGCTCAGTAAACGAAGCGTGCGGCTCACCTCAGCTACCTCTTGTTCACGAGTTGAATTGCGCCCAAGATCGCACCTCACCAATTGCAGGTAATCCACGAACAAAAGGGACAATCCCGTCTGACTCTTTGCCATTGCTCTGGCTGTAGCACAGATGCTTGAAATGTCATACAGATCATCACGCACTACAAGTTTGCTTTGACTTAGTTTAGTGAGTGCCTTCTGCACTCCGCGCATCTCCGCTTCTGTCTTAACTCCTTCAGACAGACTTCTTAGCGGGACGTTTCCTATCTTTGCGACGAGCCTGTCGATGATCTGGCTTGCTGGCATTTCCAACGACACTATCAATATTCCTTTTTCCATTGTTTTTTGTAAATGTTTGACTGTTATGTGTTTGCTGTCCCTGCCACTTGGTTATGTACAGAGTGACTTCGATTTGTTCTGAACTCTGATTGTGCGGGAGTAGAGCAATGCTATCAAGCACCTCCCTGCACTCCTGTTCACTCCCAATGTAGAGAACCTCCTGAGTTACCTTTGGACGAGGCAACTGAAGTGAATCATCAATCACCTCTGTTTTTCTGAGTAATACCTTCATGCGTATTTGCTCATCAAGACTCTGGTGAGTGGAGGTTCAGGCCAATGATTGTTTTCTACACAGTCAAGATACTGCTCCAAGCCATCATCAATTCTGGCATTCGCTTTTTCGATAGCCTCGCTGGATAAAAGAACCCACTGGGCAAAATGCGGTTCCTCAGTATCAACAACCAGAAACCAAAAGTCGCACTGTGCGCCTATGATCTCCATCAACCCACGTTGATACCATGCCGCTTGCAGGTCATAGTTGAATGACCAGAACTTCTGATCAAACTTGTTGAAATCAGACGTTGTCTTAAGGTCAACGATTGCAGGTCTGCCGTTGAACTCGCCGATAATATCAGGTCGTCCCTTGCAGAGAACGCCACCCCGTTCCCAGTACATAGAGCTTTCAATGTGCTGAATCTTGCAACTACCCAAAAGCTGTCTGGCTTTGTAGCTACTGTTTGTGATCCTTGCCTCTTCCTCGGCGGTGACAATCTCTTTACCCATGTTCTCTTCGCAGAAAATTTGCCACTCTTCTTTCCCTGCTTTGGTGCGCTTGTCTACGCTTGGCCCAACCGCATAATCAATCCTATCCTCAATGGCGAGGGAATGGATGCAGGTTCCAAGGATCATCTCACGGGACGGCTTCCATTCTTTGGTCTGCTTAAACTTGTAAAAAGCAGGAGCTACAAGAAAATTGTCGAACTGATGCTTGCTAAGTCCTTGGGCTGCTCGGTATTCCTGCATTGGCAGGTCTTGTGTCATGTACGGCTTCATATTTATTTTTTCTTAAACCAATGATTCTTTTTTGTTATGAAATAATAATCTATTACAAATATCACTGAAAATGTTGTCGTAGCAACAACCATAATTGCTGATCCTGCCAACAAAATAACCATGCAAGCGTCATTAAGAGTTTTCATGTTCACTTACTTTACCTCCCTTGCTGCTGCAATGAGTTTGTCTGCCTGTTCGATCCACCACCCATGATCTGCTGCGTTGAAATCAGCATCGCGATTTGCGAACCACCCCGCTTTGAGCCAAGCAGCAATTTCCAGCCGTGAGGGTTCTGGACGGGTTTGCTTACACTGTAGTTCAGCCTTTAGCTGCTCCACCTCAGCGCGGGCTTCGTCGCGTTCTTTTCTGGCCTGCCTAGCCTGATCCTCCCAATCTTTAGAATGAATTTCTTTGCGCTTTACAAGAAACTGCAACTCCTCCAGCCTGTCGGCGGCTTCGCGCTCGTGTCTAACTCGTAAGCTCTGGGCAAATTCATTTGTGGTCATTCCCGTTCCTCCAATCCCGTCAAATCTACAGGGTCAGCGCATTCAATTCCACACAACTCACCAAGGCTTGCTTGTCTTAATGCTTCACGCATACTTTCAAGCTTATCATTCCTTACGGCTAATTTTAAATTAAGATTATTTAAGACAGAAATCTCACGTTCATAAGCCTGACATTGAAGACATGGTGGTGGATATTTAATAGCAGCCAATGCTCGATCTCGTTCCAATGTTCGCCATGCTAACTCGATGCGTAATTTCTGCTCGATGGTTAATTCTTCTTCTTGTTCTTCTTGTTCTTCTTGTTCTTCTTGTTCTTCTATTTCGTCGTTCATATTTATTTTAGTTCTGGGTTAATCTCAAATCCAACGCATCCAACCACTGCTCCAATACTATTTCGCAGTAGCTTTGCTGGTGACAACAAGTCACGACGCTTTGGGAAATATTGTCTTACCATTGTTGGTACAATGTACACTGTACCCTGTGCTTCAGATGGAAGCCCACTGATGCCGTGAGCTAAGGTTTCCATGACTGGTATCCCTTCAATCTCACCTGTCTGGATGATCTGAAAGTTGACTCTGGCAATTTCACCAGAGGCATTGATTGGTGTATGCCCCGCCACATTTATAGTGTGTGGGGTTAAGTTTACAATTTTTGTCATAATAGATGTGCTATAATATTCAACGCTAACATTGTTTTACCGCTTTTTGTTTCACCGCCGATAACTACAAAATCACCAAGTCGTATCGGGGTAAGGTTATCTAATTTATCAAACCCTGTCTGAATCCGCTGAGACTGGTCGCCGCCTGTTTCATAAATGTGCAGACGTTCCATGATGATGGCCTTAGTATCCATGATAGCAGGAGGATTCAACTCGTTCTGAATTGCATCAACCTTCATCTGCACTTGGTTCACTAGGTCAGGTGTCTTAACGTCATACGTATCAATCTTCGCCAGCCCCTCCTGCATGACCATTAACAAAGCTCTACGCTTCGCAGTAGCTTTAACAATATCAAGCAGGTTTGGTAATGCCCCCTCAATTGGCATCAAGGTATAAATAAGCGTTAATTCAGAAAATTGAGTTGTCGGTATACGTTCACGTATACTTTCAAATACAATTCTAACATCTACAGCAACAGATCGAGAGGTTAAATCTAAGACAACCTCAACGATTGCTCTGCTCAATGCATCAAATATGTCTGATATCTTAAAACGCTTTTCATCAAGTATATTTAGAAACGTAGTAGGATTATTAAGCGCAACGCTAGCAATGCTACGTTCTGATTCAGTCGCAAGTGGGATTTGCATTACCAACCCTCCTGACTGTCGGTTGATGGACTAAGCAGACTGCCAGTCTCTGGTTTTTTCATGGCAGCTTTGTAGTCGATAAAATGCACAGGTTGTTGTGCCCTGCTTAACCAAGCATTCAGGAACCTACCTGTCCCTTGATGCGTCTTGCGTTTCTTTGGATTTGCAGACAACCAAGCCTTGGCAAGCGGGAACTCACGTTTCACCGCTTCAAGTCCGTAAGCGGCGATGAAGTCATTGAGGGTCTTGAGTGGCACTTGATAACAAGTGGTCTGGGTATCGAAGGTGACTTGTGACAAGTCAGTTTCTTGGTCGGGTTTTTCCTCCTCCCCACCCCTTTCCTTCCTTTCCCCCACACCCCCTATCCTACCAATCCCCTTCCCCTCCTCCTTTTCCCTAGCAATATTTAAACTATCTGCAAGATCAGCAACTGACTTGTACCGATTGCCGCTTGGCCTCAAGTCGTCTTGCTGCAATTTGTAGTCCATCGAGTACTCGGCATCTAGCTCTTCCTGCGTCTTGGATGGGGTTTCTACCCCCTTGTCCTCATCTCCTAGATAGGAGACAGCAGTCAATGCCTTTTCCTCCCAAGGAATGAGTATTTCGGTGACAGTGCCTGAGGCATAGGTAACTTTGATGGAAATGTTCATTTGGAAGCTCCCTTCTTAGCGTGACGGGGTTTGCATCCCTTAGACCTCAAATTCAACCTTGTTGACGCAATTCTTGGGTCATAGCTGCACTTGAGCAGCGCAACGTACAAGTCTTGAGCATCAGCAACAACTGGCATTCTTTTTTGGATAATGTGGTCGAGATGATGCCACTTATTCCCAAGGGTCTTTGTGCCAAAGAAGTCCCACCAAATGATGTTAGCAACCTGTTCTCGGATGCTATCGTCAAGTTCGTTAATCATCATAACCCACTCCTCTGGGGTTATCCTCCGCATTCTTGCTAACTCTGTTATTGCTCGGTATCTATCGCTCATAATTTTGTTTATAATTAAATTTGCGCGTTGATCTCGGTGTCGCGCCCCATCGTTTATCCATTACGGCCTCGTCTCGCCAAAGAATAGTTTACGTAATGGGAAAATGTTTAAGTAAGCTGGCTCACATTAACGTGCTTTCTAAAGATTTGAGCATAACTCCCAAGCTCTTCTTTATAATTTGTCTTAGGCCGCACACTGAATGAACAACAGTCGTGATGCCATGTCCACCATGCCAAACCTTCTTCTTGGCAAAAGCCAAATGCACAAAGAAGCTCTCTCAACGTCTTCTTGCCCATTTGCCTAATTTTAAGAATCTGTTTTTTTTCAAACGATTGCCTAACTTGATTGCCAGACTCAAAATGTTTGTCGAGTAATTTAGATGCCCTAATGCTAATAGGTTTAATTCCAAACTTTTCTGCAACTTTCAAGCGGAACTCAACTTCTAATCTTTGTTGTTTTGAAAGATAGCGTTTCATTTTGTAAAACAATCCATGCCTTCACGGAGCAACTGGAAGAACGTCTCAGCAGACATTGTAACCTTCCAATCCTTGCGATCTTTTTTGTGGGCAACAATCCAAGTCTTTTGACCTGCATCTCGCTTGGCTTGATCGCAAGCACCATCAAGGTTCAAGGCTTGAACACACTTCACCTCCATGTGAAGGTTCTTTAGCTCTTCACAGATGACATCAGGACTATCTGTGCCACCTGCAAATTGCTGCCCCCGTCTGGCTGTGAACCCAGCTTCACGAAGCTGGTCACGCCAGAGACGTTCACCTCTTGCTCCCTTTTGGCGGGCATTCATTACCAGCCAATGTCATCGCTGAGTTCATCGTGAGACAATGGAATCTCATCACGAACAGGTGGAGGTACAGGAACAGGTTCAGCGGACTTTGCCCCGTCAGGGAAACAGGCAAAGAGTCCTGCACGATCTGCGCTGATGTACATCGAAGCTACAGCAGCCTGAAAGTGGTCGTCAGACAGTTTGTGCTGCTCGCGGATATACAATGCAGCTTTGATGCACTCAGAATACAACTGAGCGTGTTGGAACAAACGCTTGCGTGCAGTTGTTGGACTTGTGGCAGCAGCAGCATGAGGTGTTTGTACTTTCGCAGTGGCTTGAGCAACATACTCGCCTACAGCAGGAGCGTCTCCTTCGTAGATGCCAGCCTTGTCGGTTACCTTCAATTCATTCGCGCCACTGTGGTTGTTATGCTGCACGGATAGCCCTTGCAGTCCTTTGCTTCCAGCCTGTGCTTTGATAGTCACAACCTTGCCAACAAGCGGTTGCATATCTTCTGGAGTCCAGAATGATGCTCGGATTTCTCCCGTGCCATCTTTCACGATGCACGCTTGAACTCTCCACGGCCCATACTTGCCTTCTCCCGTTTTAGGAGGGAATGCAGCTTTAATCTGCACCTTCATTTCGCCAATCACAGACCCGTCTGCGAGGTTGGCAATGTCTTGAACTTTAGCTACTTTCATATTTTTTTTAGTTTTACGTTAGCTTGGGGGAGGAGCGTTTGTGCTACTCCCAATCACCAAAGCTGCACTCAACTTATTCCGATCTAGACCAACGTCCAGAAAATTAAGAATTATTTTTGCTTGCCCGACTTCACGTTCATAATGTGCTTATTATAAGACACTACTGCGCTTTGCCTAGCTTCCTCAAGGTCGTTGTAAATCCCGATTCGTTCACCTTTTTGGTTAAAAACCTTGAACTTATTGGCGGTGTTTTGGATTGAGTACCCAGTCACTCCATCTTTGAGCAATTTGCCATTCTCAAGTTGCACCTCTTTGGTGTTTAAGCTGTTGAACGGCAACACAGTAGGTTGTTCCACCAACTGATCTTTTTGAATTACGTAAGCTCGGATAAATGCCCGCATTCTGGGAGATGCAGGGTTACCTTGAATTGCCTCAATTCCAATAGTGCTAGGATTTAGCATGGCATCGACAAGCAACTCTGCCGCACGTTGTTCCATGCCTTTGCCTGTCAAACCAAACCATTCTTCAGCAAATCCTTTGATGGCGTTTACAGCTTTATTATTTGGGCGAATGGTATCTGGTTGACCATAGTAAAGCCACTGCATGGCATCGGTGAACCTAGTCGTGCCATTCTGGATGTACCTGTTAAGGTTGCCACCTCGTGCAATTTTTCCAAGAATTCCAATTGCGTTGTTATTGAGCGCATCTTCAATAGCACCCATTGCACCCCGCATTGAGGCAGTGACAGAATCGCCATTTACGTTACGAAATGGATTGGTAATGTACTGCACCTGTCGTCTTAAGACATCGAGTGTCTGAAGTTCACTAGGAGGTAAGACAACATTCATTACAGATCGGAGTGGGCCATTATCCACCAATGCCGCATTGATCTTTCCGCTAATAACCTGTAACTGGCTCAGTTGAAGAGGATCATCCATATTCAACCCAGAAGTGAGTGCTTTAGTGCTGGCAACTGCCTCTTTGTAATGCTGCCTCATGGCATTTTGAAGCCCTACAACAGCTTCCCCAGAAGCATCACCAGCAGCAGCTTGCATCATTTGAGTTGCAACGCCAACAGGATCTCTGGAGGACATAATATCCCGAATTGCAGTTCGACAGTCTGCGCCAACAAAAGCCGTGAATGCTTCATTCTGTAAACGCTCACGTTCTGCTCTGTATTGAATCTCTGCGGTATCTCTAGCTTGTTGTCTTACTTGCTGTGCCCGATCAAGTTCAGCCCTATTTGGACGTTCAATTGGAACTGCTCGTCTAGCATCAAGTTCAGCCCTAGCCCTGCCCGCCATTACCTCAGCATCACGAACCCTGTTAATGACAGCTTCAAGTTGGTTACGCATTGGGAACGTGGCAAGCACCCTAGAAATCTTGTCACTATTGATCCATTTTTCCAGTGATGCACTTGTGCCTCCACCTTGCTGCGCCATGTCGTTTAACAACTGTTGAAGAACCATGTCTTCACCAGATCCGTTCAAAGCAGCAAGTAACTGTTGCGGGCCATTCAGAGTTTGATGCTCAGAGCTTTTAGAATAAAGCATCTCAGACAATCTCAAGTCTTTATCAAGAGACTGAGATGCGTGTAGCATATTACCAACTGTGCCGTTTACGTACTTCTGTGCGTATTGGTAGTATAAATCTTTTGCTATTCTAATACCTTCATAACTAGCTTCAGCAACAGATAGATCGCGTTCAATTCCTGTTTTGATTTGACCAAGCAGTCTTGCTGTAGAATTTTCTTTTGCCAGAACAGCTTTTGAAATTTCTTCAGTAATTGTTTCAAGGTCTTTCATCATTACCGAAATACGCACCCTTGGAAGGATGGATCTCCCACCTCTGCCGATTCTAGGAGCATACTGCTGAAGAATGTCTGAAATTACAGCAGGAACACTTTTTAAACTCCCAAGGCTTGTTTTAGATGCTGCTTTTTTTGCTGCTCTATACGTGTTTTGGTAATCCGTTATAGCATTTTTAGGTATTGCGGCATATGCTTGTCTTACAGGTACATAGGCAGCATCTTTTAACGCATCAAGCAAGTTGACTGCTCTTGTAGATGCGGTAGTGCTAGTTCCTCTTGAGGCATGAATATCCTCAACAGCTTGAGAAAAAACGCTATTAGCAGATGTTACTGCATTTTCAGCAGTAATAATTCCTTGTTCACGGGCTAAATTTAAAGCCTCTGACTGAGCGTGAGCTTGTGCTATAATAACTTCAGCATCTGCATTCCCTTGAGCAATTAACTGTTGTCTTGCGTGTTGAGCTTGAGCATTTAATTCAGCGTGTTGCTGTTCAAAAAAAGTTCTAGCAGCCCTATCATCAACAAGCGTTTCATAACCCGCTAACCTTTCGTTAGCCGCAGCAGCAGCAACTTGATTATCAAATTGCCTTTGTCTCATTCGCGCACCTTCTTTAGAGTTCTGAAGTGCTTTTTGAAAAGAGATAATGGCTTGGTTTTCCAAGTACTCACCCATCATGGGCTGAATGCCATTTATAGAAGCTTCCCCGTAATTCCTGAGACGAGCAATGGCATCTGCTCTGTTTGGCCCACTGATGCCAAGAAAGCGTTCATCAGCAAAAATCTTGTTCCTTGCTTCGGTAGCAAGCATTTCTGTTCTTGCAGACTTATCAAATAACTTTTGACCAAATCTTGTAGGAGTAACAAACGCAGCATTTGCAACGCCCCAAGCAAATCTCTCAGGATCAAACTTATTGCCCTGTACGTAGTCAATTGCAGCAGGAAGCCCCGCTGTTAAGACAGTTGTGCCAATAAATTGTTTAAGCGCATCAGGAGCTAAGCTAAACAACTTTGCGTTTAGCGTTGGTCTTACAGTTCCTGTTGCAAACTGGGGAAGAATTTCTCCAGCTAACCGAGCATTTCTTGTAGAAGTTTTACTTTGGTCAAAAGCACGTTGTGCTTTCTCCTCACTGGTTGATGGAAAAAGTTGTTCTTGAGCAACGGCAGCACCCATTCCAGCAGCGGCCCCTAAACCTATAGAACCAACTACAGAGGGAGAACCTAGCAAAGCTCCACCTACAGCAGCAACTGTAGGGAGGAATGAAGTTTTTGCTCCCCTCGCAGCAGCACCAAGCATACTGCTTTCCATTTCTGTCTTATATTCGTTCCACTTTGTCTCAAAGTTTTGAAACTTTTCCTTAAGTTCACCCTGTGAAAAATCAGGTTTAATTAACCCATCTGCAACGGCAGCATTGAATGCTTCTTTAGCAGAAGTAGCAAATCTTTCGTCGCTTGTATCTTTATCAATCCTAAGCGTTTCGGGATGAACTCCTGTAATAGATCTAAAGTCACGAACAAAATCCTGACTCATCTTAGGCATAGATAAAGTCATGCCATCATCTGGGCTACTTGGCTTTATGTTGCTTAGAATTGCAGCTACGTTTTTTTTGTCATCAGATGAAATTGGCTGAGGAAGATTGCGCGGATCTTCTTTAACACTTTGTTGAGCAGCCTGTTGTTGTCTGAATAGCTCTTGCAACTGAGCGTCAGACATCTTGCTGTAATCCTGACTTTGAGGCTGCTGGGCAGAAACAGGAGCCGGCGCAGGAGTAGCTTGACCCGTCTGTTGGTTGTACAAAGCTTGAAGCTCTGCATCAGACATAGTAGAGTAATCAGGCATATTATTTAATTAAGCCTTTTTTCCTCATAACATCAAGCAAAGCCGGATCTACACCAGAAGGTGCTGCTTGAGAAGTTCCAGTGGTAACTGTGCCCGATGTTGTGCTTGCTGCACCAGTACTAACTGGAATACTAAGCGGTGCTTGTTGGGCATACTGAGTGCCAGTATTTACCATTTGCGTTCCTAGTGCAGCTTCTGCTGGTAGCCTTAGCGGGGGATTAGCTTGAAGTAATTTAGCATGATACGGGCTACTCATATCGCGAACTCGTTCTACATTTCGAGTTGCCGTATCTACTGCGGCGTTATGCAGTTCATAAACTGTTTTATAAAAATTAGCAGGATCAGCTTCAATTGCGCCCGCTATTAACCCATTAAACTTTTCTGATAGGCTATTAAACTCTTTTTGATCTTTTCCAAACGCCATAGCCATCCTAGACAAAAGTTGCTTGGATACGCTTTGCCCTTGTTGATTTTGAATTAAAATGTCTGGAAAACTAAGCAAGTCTTGGTATCGAGTGCTTTGCTCACTTGGACTAACGGCATCTTTCCCTTGCATGGAATTGGTGCTTTTCATTACCCCTGTCTTACCAATGTTTGCCGCAAGAAGCATATCACCTTTATCAAGTGCAGCTTTCATTTTAATTAACTGATCGTGCAAGTTGTTTGCCATCGTGACACGTTCTTTATTAGACGTATTTTCTTGAACAACATTTTTATATAAATCGGTATCAATAAAGTCCTGACGTTCTCTTACTGGAATTGCTTCGTTGAGCATTTTTAACCGAGTGTCAGCGGCAGTGTCATTAGGGTCAATCATCGACCTTTGATGATTAAACTCAATTCGTTTTGCAGCAGCTTTAAAATCGTGGTCTATAGCAGGATAAAGCCCACTTTTGTCTGGAAGTATTTTGTTTTGATCTGGAATAGACTCATACTGTTTCCGTAAATCGTCTTCTGCTTGTTGTCTTTGTGCAGCAGCAGATGCAGCTTGATTAGCTTTTGCCGCAGCATACGAGCCAACAACTCCCTCTCTATAGCTAGCAAGATCCTTGGCTAACTGTATATTATTTGGGTCTTTAAGGCCAAAGACATTTGTTTCGTTTGCCATATGTTTTACCTAAGGTGAACGATAAAGCCCGCCACCTGCTTGTGTGCCAATTCCAAAAGTAGGATTACTAAATGCCGAACCTCTTTGAAGGTTAATAAGACCAGCATTATTGTAAGTGTTGATCTGTGCATCTATACGAGCCCGTTCCATAGCGTTATCCAAAGATGCCGCATTTCGTCCAGTAGCAGCATTTTCAGAGATAATTGTACGACCAGTTGCTCCTCCTTGCTCCGCACCAATCTGTTGCATTTTAAACTGCTGAGCAACTGCATTTCCAGCCATGCCCATTGTGCTATGCAACCACTCTTTTTTCTCAGCCAAACTTGTGTCTGAGTTGTTCATGCTATCCCATTGATTGGTTAGAGTTGTCGCCATATCTTTTGGAAGGTAGGGCTTAAATGTCTCCAATGCTTTTGACTGCGCTGAGACAATAGCTTTGTCTTTTTTGTAGTCACCATACATACCACCAATAGTCTGAAGTGCTCCCCCAATGCTTTCCCCTAATTTGGCATAACCCGCCCCTTCAATTGCGCCAACTCTAGCATAAGCGTCTGCCATGCCGTCACCCATCTTCGTCATCGCCGCAGGTGCTGTTCCCCTATAAAGTTGTTGTGGTGTTGCCATATAATTTCTCTCTAGCTTCTAAACAAAGTTGACTGCCTTTTTGAAAGTTTGCACACGCTTGTGGGCGATTTTCGTAAATAGAACAAGACACGCACTTGCCAACAATGCCCCTAAGAGCAATGCATCTGTTGTTTTTTGTCTTAAGAAGTGGGTAATCTTGTCTGACATATTCCTGTGGAATGTTTACCGCATCAGATCGATCCCTTTTCAGAATGGGCCAACTCCACTTGTGATTGCAACAAGCTCCGCAAGTCTTGCAATCCACTTCGGACATTACAGTAGGGAAGGACTGGTTGTTCGTGTAGGACATTTTGGTGTAGATTTTCTACATCAATATCCAGCTTTGGACAATGCACAAATGCAGGGTCAAACTTGTTCACGCATTTAAAGCAGGCATGAACGTAGTCAGAGTTATATTGCTTGTCTTTTTTGCTAACAATATTTCCGTCATATCTGTTTGTATCGTAAGAAACTTCATTATCAATAATATAAGAAGCAACATCCTCATCCGACCAATCCCTTATTGGAAACCACACTTGAGTGTTTGGCCCAGCATATTTCATGTCTAACTCAAGCGGTATCTTGCCAGTAATTGGATCTTCATCACATGACTTGTGCCCACACAGTAAGACATCAAAATCAGAGTGGATTATGGCTTTTGGGCGATTAAGCCATTCTTTGCCACATACCCAAGGTTTAGATTTTTCAAATGGCTCAGTGCCTCGCATGACCTTAATAGATCCATCACCCACTGTATATGTCTCACAAACGTCTATCCTGCCATTGCCATGAGTTAAAGCAACAGTAGCTGGAACCCAGTCATGTACAGTCATATTCCTAATTTCCTGCACAAAATGATGATGGGTATACTTTTCAGACAGAAATGGAAGCTTCCAGTGTATAACTTCGGTTTCTGGATGCATTCCTAAAACAATATCTAACAACACAGTACTGTCCTTGCCGCCAGACCACAAGATTGCTGGTCTTTGCGCGTGTTTCAGTGCTGTTTTAATTACAGAAATTGTTTTTGATAAGTTCATTAGAAAATGGCTATACCACCACCAATAAGTGCCCCGCTCGCAATAGATCCAAACATGGATGATTTACCAGCAGACCTAGCGGCATCAGCTTGAGCCATGCCAGCGGCGTACTGTGTCTGAGCATTGTAAGCTCCATAAATGGAGCCCATACCAACTTGAGACTCAGGATTAAAGATCTGTGCTCCAGCTTGCTGTTGGCTAGCCAAAGAGTTTTGAATGGTATTGCCACCAGCAGTATTAGCATACATTGGCTGTTGATAAAACCAAGTCAACGGAGCGGCAGATTGATTAGTAAGGTACTGACCAATTCCTGTTGCTTGAGACAAGGCATTTTGTTGCCTTCCCTGAACGTACTGGTATCGGTTTAAGACATTTGCTAATCCAGCTTGATTACCAAGAGCAGTACCTCTAGCTGAATATCTAGACAAAGTTGATTGTTCAAGTTGCCGTTGTTCTTCCGGGTTCAACTTAAACCCTTGTTTCATTTGATCTGCTAAAGTTGTCTCAGCATATCCTTTTACGGCACTGTCTATTCCAGCAGTTCCTTGTGCTTGTTTAAAAGCCTGAACATAATCTGGCGCACGTTCTTGAAGACCTCTAAGTTGATTCTGTTGCGTCGAAGTTGTGTAAGCGTCTTCTAGCTTGGAATAGTCAGGTTGTAAATTGCCATAAAGCTTAAGCTGATCTTTTGCAACTTGAGACTGAATTTGGCTTTCAAGCTGTTGATATTTGGGTTGATATTCAGCTTCCCGTTCATATACCTGAGGTGCTAAATCTATCTGCGATTGCAGAATCGACCGCATGGACTCTTGGTAATTAGGTGCTGCTGGTGGTGCTGATGATGATGATCCGCCTTTTCCCATATAAAAATAGTCGTTTAAGTTTAGCCGCAGTAAGTTCTACGAACGTGTCGTTTCTCCATGTCCACAACTGTGTGACTGGATGTTGTTGTTCAGACAAAAAGTCTCTGAGTATTTCAGCATGAGCCTGGATGTTATCGGCCCAGACAAGATGTGCTGTCCATACACCATTGTCTGGTTCAGGCCATTCCCAACCAAATTCAGCACGAGAAGGATGAGCAGTTGAAACACCAACAATTTTGCCATCTTGCTCACTCCAAAACAACCCTTTATGGAAGGCATAGAAACAGATGTACTCGGCACAGTTGTACCTTGTGCCATCTCCAATTTCCATGTCTGGGTTGTGTTTAGATTTCTCATAAACTGCATCAATAATACGCTCAAGCAAATCAAGCGTTAATCGCTTCATTATGCAATTGGTTGAAATTTAGGTGTGCCAATATATGCAGGTGCCCCAGCACTATAGCCAAGTTGACATGCGCCATAGGTTGTATTATCACCAAGGCAATATACAAATCCCATATTGGTTAATATAGTCATAAACTGAGCACCATCAATTCCAAACATGCAAAGAGAAGATGGTTTTTCACTTGGATTAGGCAATGTAATTGGAATTTTTGTAAATCTTACATTGTTTACATTTGATCCAAATGTGTAATAGCTATTATAGCCAACTGTATAAATTAATCCATTTGAATCAATAACGCAAATTGTAGCATAACCATAAGATCCTGAACTTAAAAATACAGAAAAATTAGAACCAATAAAAGGAGGTGGTTGCGATACATTATCAACCCATGTATTTACCTGAAATGGAGTTGTTCTATTTGTTGTTGTTCCATCACCAACTGTACCATATGCATTGTATCCCCAAGTATAAAGTTGATTGCTATTAGAGACTGCATATGCGGTTGCAGCAAGTCCTCCTGTTATTCCTATATCTTTAATAGATGATAATGAAGAAACAGTTACCCATGTTGAACTGTTAGCTGTAGATCCATTTCCAAGAGCGCCTTCTGCTCCAGTTCCGGCGGCAACTACAGTTCCATCAGTCTTGAGCACAATAGATGTTCCATTAAAATTAGGGGATAAACCAGATGAAGTGGCGTCAATTTTAGATACTCCAGTTAATGTTTGAATAAATGAGTTTCTTTGAGTTGTGTTACCAAGCCCAAGTTGACCCGTATAATTATAGCCAGTTGCATACAAAACTCCAGTATTTGTTAATGCAAATGCTGCTCCAGTAAATGCATCAGTAAGAACAACATTTACTACATTAGAAACTGTAGTAATTTTTGTTGGAGTTAATTTATTTGCAGTACTATTATTTCCAAGTTGGCCTACTGCCCCATATCCCCATGTATATAAATCACCGTTAGATGCAATTGCAGCACAAACTCCGAATGTTTCATTAGTCCTAGCCGAAGATAAATATATACTAGATATTGTAATACTGTTAGTTACAAAATATTCAATTCTAGTAAATTGATATCTATTAGTTGTATCTCCATGGCCCAATTGTCCACTTACATTATTTCCAGTTGTATAAACCCATCCATTAGATAGTAAACAAATTGAATTACCAACACATCTAATTACATCAACAATTGTAACTCCAGATGGAATTGAAACATTAAATGCAGAAAACACTCCAGTTTGAGCCGAATTATTCTGCCATGCACCTAATCCACCATCACGACAATATCCCCAAGAATACAAAAAATTAGATCCTCGTACTATCATTGCGCTGTATCCATCTGCGCGAATTCTTGATGGTAAAGCAACTATTGTTGAAGATGCAGATCTGTAGTCAACGTATTGCTTTGTTGTAGCTTGCAACGCACTTACTGGATCTTTTGATAAGGTAACTACAGCGGCAGTTGTTAATGTTAAATTGCCCGTCAATGTGCCACCTGTGATAGGCAAAAAGGTTGCATCAACGTAGCCCTTAGAAGTAGCCTGCAACGCACTCAATTGCTGCGTCGAACCAAGCACTAGCTGCGCTCCCGTTGTAAGGGGAATAGTGCCATCAGCTTTTAAGAAACCCGCAGAATCAAATACACTAGCAAGTGTTGCCTGCTTTAATGAACCAGCTTTATTAATTAGAATTGTATCCGTTGGTGCAGCAACATCAGATGCTTGATCCGAAATAGCTCCAGGCAATAGTATGGCACTATCAACATGCGCATTAAGGTTTGCGGCATTAACTTGATCGCCCGTTGAAAATGTAGTTCCTTTTTGTATTTGTGCCATACTTATTCCTCAGAAATCATGTTTCGATTAGCTGTTATTGCATATAACGCAGCACTTTTCAATGCTGGTCTTCCAGTTATAAACTGCACTTCCATATCCATGCAAGCACCTCTTAGAGCTATTCTTGGACGAAGGGTTGAGTCTGTTGTATTTGATCCAATAAATTGATACGCAAGAATTGTTTCAGCAACATCCGGATCATGTGTTCTAGCGTAAAGATTTATAAAATCACCAGACACGTTATTAAATTGATATTCAGAACGCAAAAATCTCTTTTCGTTCATTGTATCAAAGGTGTATTGCCTTGATCTCAAACGAGCGTCTATTGGTTCAAGTCTTGGAGCCCCCGATGAAATAATTGCTGGCAATGTGAATGGAATTATTGGGCTTCCAGCAAATGAAGAGAATTGATCGCCACCTTCGTTTTCTTCAGCAAGAAAAATCCCGCCAAATTGTCCAGAACCAGCAAAGTTTGTCAGGATAAACATCCTGCGCTTTTGGCCATATTGTGCCACTTGAATGTTGTCAATATACAGTCCAGTTGGATATGTATCAATAGTCTCCCATGCTTGATTAAGCGTATTGTACACTAATGTTTTATCTGGACGTGTGGATGATCCAGTTGGAATAGCAATATAAAACCTGTTGTCATAATACGACGATACAGATTTATTTATTGCACTAAAATTAACGCTATCAAAAAAATCATCAATAGGTTCACTTAGCGGAAGCGTGTTGCCAATAAGTTTCAAATCAAGGGCCGGAGTGATCATGTGAACTCCCTTACCTGACAGGAAGTAGACAAACTGACCAGCAGACACAATGCTGCGGCGAGCCAGGCATCCTACTTGTGTGGTAACCACTGTAATCTGGCTTTGATCAGGAGCGGCAGGGTCAAACCTTGGATCTACGTAAGCAATGTAGATCGACTTAGACATAAATATCAAGAACTGATTCTCAATCCACGGCAACACCCCAACAATCCAATCATTGCCACCTTGATTGATGATAAAGTTGTTAAGCGTAAAATCAAAGTTTTCACTTAAAATATCACCAACAACAATTTCAGTTTTTGATATGTTGCAAATTAATCTGTTTTGAAAATAGAACGCAAAGTCAGCAGGCGGTATAGAACCAAACTGTGGTGTGTATCCAGTTTGAGTCTGAACGTTGTTATTAATAGATGTCTGTGGCGCAACAATCAGGTTGTTAGAAACACCATCCCAAATAAGAGGAGGTTTAACTTTAACAACACAAGCATAGTATGGTTGCCCTGATGTTGTTACTGTAGATCCAGTATTGTTTGTATATAAAAACTGAAACGATGTAGTTCCAGTAACTTGAGTTACAATAAATGTATTGTTAAATGACGGATGTTGCGCATCAGTAATATTAAAAATTGTTACCTCATCTCCAACTGCATAAGTTGTAGAGAATGAGTTTACCCAAGTGGCAGTAACGGTTGTAGTGGCACCCGCCGCAACAGAGGCGTGCGTAAGGTTTAATGCACAGGTAGTAGATGTACCACCAGTACCATATCGAGTTTCAGTTTCTTGGCCTCTGAAAATATAAAGTTTACCAAGAGCTTGAACCACATCTACTGTACCTCCAGACACTATTCCGCGAGTATAGCCGCCTTGTGTTGGAAATGTTTTTGCGCCGGAAAGTGTAGCTGTCTCAGTGTTGTACAGATACATCGAGTCAGTAAATACAAGCACGATGTTATCTTTGCCATTGGCATCTACATAATTTCCAGCACCAACCATTACCTTAGAATTTAAGGTAGCATCTGTGAGCCTAGAACACCCCTTGCGTGGTTGGGCCGTTCCTCGCTGGAGCCTCATGTTGTACGAGGCTTGAGCAAATCCAGGCTGAAGATTACTTGGGTCTAGCCGCGAGTTAAACCCAATGAAGTTGTTGTCAACCTCAGTTAATATCTGTGCTGGCATTAAGCGTTTCTTGAACCTTGACGCACCCAAGTGACTGTATTTACAGGAGCAGACATGTCTTCATGCTCATTAGAACAATCTGCGTTATTTACAATCATGCGGTCAATCAGTTTAAGCGCATTTTGAAGTGCATCACGAACATCCAGCAAAGATTGAGTTTCAACCTTCTCATCTTCTTCGTCCACTGATTCTTCTCCGTAACCACATTCGGAACAACAACCATTGCTTTCTAGCGGCATGTTGCAGTCAGGACAGGATTTGATCTTGGGCATCATACCCATGCCACCTAAGGCGATCATTAGTTTGCTCATAAATTGGGGTTGTTAACTCACTTTGTCTAAAGTTGCTTTTAAGTCACTACATCTAGCAAGCCAGCCATTTTGGTATCGTTTCATGTTTGGCTTGGTAAGGCACAAGCTATTATAAAAAGCTTTACGTATATTACAGATATTTTCTGCTACTGCTTTTGCTCCGCTAACCTTACATGCCTCATCTATTGCTCGCTTAGTAGCAGGGCCAAATGCGCCATCAGGATTGGCTCCTACAGCTTCCTGTAGAATCTTTGTAGCCCTGCCGATGCCAACATTAACACAACCATCAAAGTGCGCCAGCGAAATAGGCCAAGGCAACTCTGTGCATTTACCTTTTTCCCAGTAGTCCTTGCGGTAAATCTCGATTGCCTGTTCTAGTGTGAGTTTGTCGATGTCTACGTTGTGAGAGCGTTGGTCGATCCCGTAACGGGTAGTGCCGCCTGGATCATTAAGATCACGCTCAGTACGAACAAAGTTCATATCGCCATAATGGCCCTTTTCAAACTCAACTTCATGCTTAAGCACAAAGTCTAAAGCTTTTTGAAAGTGGTTGCTCATTTAGAAAACCTGTAGTGTGGAGTTATAATACACTTGCCATGAGATGCAAGAAATTTGAACTTACGAACCTCAGCATTGCGCTGCTTTAGTATTCGGCGCATACACTGATGATCTCGTCCTGTTTGTTCGCAAATTTGCGACATTGTAGCCCAGCCCTCGCCTTTCGGGGGAAACCCAACGGCAAGTTCATTTACTAGTTCGGATAACCAGCTTACATCGGAAGCCGGAACGTCTGTGATCGTGTCTCTTTTGCTAGCCATATTTGTGTTTCATCCTGACAATATTCTCCCCAAGCAAAGCCTCTTGACCAAGAGCTGGTTGCCCTGCGATTAGCCGCATAGGTTGTTAGCTTAGGATCCCCCAGCCACCCCACGCAATAGCCCGTTGGGTGCGCTCTGTTGCGTCCCTCAGCCTGCGTGACTCGATGCAGATGAGCGATGATCACTTTGTTGTGGGTTCCCGTGCAAATCGCCTCGGCGTGATCGCGCACGGCGGCCTCGTTGATCATGTACCCATGTCCGGCGAGGGCATCTCCAAATGGATACCACCCGTGTTGGAAATTGTAGTCTATCACTTTGCATTTTAGCTCTTTAGCTCGATCTTGAATCTGCTGATAAACCCGTGCTGCCAGTGCCGCCACGATTGCTTTAGGCGAATTCATTAAATGCACTAGCCTAGCTTCATGGTTGCCTAGTAGATAAACTTGAGGCTGTAACTGTGAGAGAAACGATAAGCCATCGTTCAAATCACCTTCAGGATCGCAAGCCTCATCAGATGATCCGGCAGCACCTCCGCGAAGACATGCTAAGTCTATAGCATCCCCTAAATGGATGGTAAGTTCAGGCTTAAACCTCTTCTTAAACTCAAGAACCTGACGT